GACACATTAACATCTGTATGTCTCATATTATTACGCATTGAATACATTTCAGTAGGAGTCTCAGCAAGTACAGTAGTAGATGCCAAGATCAGTGTAGCAATAAGTGCCTTCATTTGTGTGCCTCTGTGTTAGTTAATCTGGTACAGACGGTAGGATTCGAACCTACAAAGTCGTCCTTTGGACTAGACCCTTTCCCTCCGTTGCCAGTGGGTGCCAGCATTGGAGGAGGTATACCGTGTTCCGCTCACGTCTGTACATGTATTATATAGCCGTTAGTAAATAAAGTCAATGAGCTTCGACATAATTCCTTTCCAAAATATTGTCCGATTTGGGCAACGCACAATGATAAACGATTCCGTTTTTTCAGTAAGCTGGATTTTGGGTAGATTTTGCAATTACAAATGTTCCTACTGTTGGCCATATGCAAATAGCCAAACTCCGGATCATCAAGAATTTGAAGTGTATAAACGAACAATTGATGAAATTAGATTCCAAGCCGCAAGTAACGGGTTTACCAAATTTCATTGGAGCTTCTCTGGCGGTGAGCCAACAGCATACAAACACTCAATAGAACTAATGAGCAAAGTACTGTACGATAGTATACATATGACTACAAATTTAAGTCCTGGAATACAATGGTGGGATAAATGGTTATCTGCAACATCGTTGAGCAGACGCCGTAGTCTTACTGCTAGTTTTCATCACGAGTTTGCCAACGAGGAAGAGTTTGGAAACAAGATAGTTTATCTAACAAACAATGGTATATTTGTTACAATAAATCAAGTAATGGTTCCGGAAAAGTTTTACGAGTTGTATGAACGTTGCGAGCGCTTTCATAATCGAGGAATTAATGTTACTTTAAAACCGCAAAGTAATGAGCAGGCGAGTGCGGTCGTAGATGGATATACTGAAGATATGATACATAAAATGCGTACAGGATTTCCACAACGTGCCAACGGTGAAGATCTATATCAGATAGCATTATATGAATCAAATGGAACAGAACACTTGTTAGACCAAGCAGAAAGATTTAATGCTTTTGGTTTTAATAAATTTCAAGGATGGTCTTGCAATAGCGGGTATCAGAGTGTTATAATAAGAGGTAATGAGGTTAAGCGTAGTTATAGCTGTCACGATAAACCTCTAGGAACGCTAACAGAGGGTTTTGAATTGTTTAACAGCCCCCAACGTTGTATCACCCCAACATGTGTTAGTAGTGCCGACAGTAAGATACCAAAATGCAAATAGATACAGAACACTTACATTATTGGATGCAAGCCATCCGTCAAAGCCAAGATCCTATGAGAACCATGGATGCCTTCTGGGCAGGGCAACTAAAAAGCAAAGAGTGGTTAATTGATTGTTTAGACGAACATGTGCATTTTGGCTCTAGCATTGATATTCATGGTGGATGGGTAGGTGTACTAGCCAGTATGTTATTTCAAAGTAATATTCCAGTTACTACTATTCGTAGCATAGATATTGACCCTGAATGTGAAGCAGTTGCTACTATGATGAATAAAGGCGAAGAAATTAAAGGTCGCTTTCGTGCAGTAACAGCAGACATGTGTGCTATTCGCAGTGACGCTGATATTGTGATTAATACAAGTTGCGAACATATCACGCAGGATCAATATGATCTATGGTTAAGTGGTTTACCACATAACACTCTTTTAGTTTTACAAAGTAACAACTACAGCATTCCGGAACATGTCCGTACTGCTAACAGTCTAGAAGAATTTAAGATTCAGTGTGATGTTAACATACTTTGGGCCGGCGAATTAGAATTGCCGCTTTACACACGATTTATGATTATAGGGAGATTGAAATGAGTAAATTTAGTTTTGAAGATTTTAAAAAAATGACTTACCAAGACGATAGTGAAAAAGTATTGTCATCTGTTGAGCAACAACAGTTAACCGAGTTATTGGGTGCATACGATTTTAAAGTTGCTATCATTGTTAATACAGCTAGCAACTGTGGATTTACTAAACAGTATGCAGGCTTACAAGAGTTATACACAAAATTTAAAGATCAAGGTTTGATTATTGTAGCACAACCATGTAATCAGTTTATGGGACAAGAGCCTGGAACTGACAGCGAAATTAAATCGTTTTGTGAACTTAATTATAACGTATCTTTTCCGTTGTTGGAAAAAGCAGATGTGGTATCTGATACGGCAACTGATTTATATAAAACACTATTTGACATAAGTAGAATATCTCCAAGATGGAATTTTCACAAGTACATCTTTTCTAAAAATTCAAATAAGCTATTAAGTAAATGTCACTTCTCTGAAATTAACGATAATTTTATTGCTGAGATAGAATCGATGTTATCATGAGAAAGAAATGATAAACAGCAACATTGTTGAAATTTGGCAAGATAGTTGGGATCCTGAGTTACTCTGGGTTGAACTAACTGTAGGTAATATATGCAATTTTAAATGCTGGTACTGTTTTCCAGGGTATAACGATGGTAGCATTAAATGGCCTGATTATGATCAACTTACAGAAAATGTTGCACACATATTAGATCATTATTTAAAAAATACTAATAAAAAGAAATTTTACATTCATTTGCTAGGTGGTGAAATTATTTTTTGGAAACGATTTAATGACCTTACAAAATTTCTTAAAGAAAATTATAACTGTTCTATTATTCTAACCACGAATGCATCTAAAGATATTGAATGGTGGAAAGGCTCTTATCATAATATAGACTGTGTGCATATTAGTGTTCATCATGAATTTTCAAAAATTTCGCATATAATTGATGTTGCTAATTTCTTATACGAACACAATGTTGATATTGAAGCAAACGTATTTATGGATCCATTTAAATGGGATCGTTGTATGAATATTGTTGATGAACTAAAAACTAGTAAACATAGTTGGACTATAAATTATAAAGAAATACAATTTGATGTTGAAAGAAGATATGACACTAACCAAGATAAACTTATTAATAGTGTAAATGCAAGACCATCATTATTGCCTACTAAATTCGTTATACCCCCAATGTCCTATAAGCATTTAGTTAAAGTTTTAAATTCAGATAATATAGAACAGGAACTAATGTTTAATGATTTACTTTCTAATAGGATAAATGATTTTAAAGGTTGGGAATGTAATGTTGGGGTAGATTGGATATCAATTCATGCAGACGGCACGGTATCTGGTATATGTAGAAATGGTCTCTACAAAGAAGGAAAAACTTATAATATTTTTAACAATAATTTTAAAATAGAGTTTAATCCAGTTATTACCCCGTCAACATGTGTAACTAATCGTTGTTGGTGTATTTTTGAAGTTAACATGCCAAAGAAAAAAGTTATTACAATTAAATCAGTATTATGAAAAATCATATATTATTATTTTCGCTAACCGGTAAAAGATGGGAAAGGGCTCTATGGCCTCACCGAGTAGCTACCTTTTTACGTATGAATGATTGGGACGCTGAAGTCATTGATTACACAGCATTTTGGAAGTTAGAAGAGTTGCAAGAACTAGTACGTTCAAGAACTTCAACCAACACAGTTATGTTTTGTTTTGGCACGGCCTTTTTAAATCCATGGAGTCCTTACCTAAATGAATTTATTGCATGGCTTAAACTTTCATACCCTACAATTCCTGTAGTAGTAGGCGGTAATAATGCTCTAGTAACTCCGGCTGAGAGAGTTGACTACTGGGTTGACAGTTATGGAGAAAATGCTGTACTGGCATTGTGCCAACATCTTATTGGAACGCTAGGTGCACCGCTTATAACTGATCCTGCATTCTTTGGCAGTAAAAAAGTTATTAGGGGACTGCATCATTATCCAAGTGCGCCTTTAGACAATTACCTTGTTGACTATGAAGCTAGGGACTTTATGAGTCCTTACGAGTGTCCGCAAATTGAAACAGCACGTGGTTGTATGTTTAGTTGTAGCTACTGTAACTTTCCTATCATTGGACAGGCGAAAGATGTTAGTGTAAGCAAAGAACAATTCAAACTGCAAATGCAAACAGGCTTTGAAAAATGGGGTATTAAGAACTGGCGTGTGATGGACGAAACATTCAACGATCGTCCTGAGAAACTACAAAAGTATGCAGATGCGGTAGATGAACTAGGATACAATCCTTGGATATGTGGATTTGCCCGCGGTGACTTAGTTGTTAAACACAAAGAACATTGGGACACTTATATTAGACTAGGCTTCCTTGGCCACTCAATGGGTATTGAAACTTTTAATAAGGAAGCAGGTAAACTTGTACGTAAGGGCATGGATCCTGATAAGTTACAAGAAGGCCTATTAGATTTTCAAGCATACACTGATATTCATGCCCCTAAGAGATACAGAGCAAACATACAAATGATTTGTGGTATACCAGGAGAAAGTGTAGAGTCCTGGAATAACTCATTAGAGTGGCTTAACACTAAGTGGACTAGACAAAGCGCATCTGCCCATATTTTAGAAGTTCCTGATTACGATGAAACACTTACTAACCAAAGTCGCTTTACTAAAGAGCTTGTAAGCAACGGTCTGGTCAAGCTAGAAGCTAGACAGAATCCAGGTTACGAAGTTACTAAGGATAACAACGGTAATGTTATATTCAAGTCTACTACACCTAGAGGCGGCGGCGTTGGTAGTACTAGAAATGACGTTGTTATTTGGAGTCACAATACAATGGATTGGCATCAGGCACAGGTGTTAGTGCAAGAGTTTTATTCACTTAACGGCTTTAAGGGACTCACAGGATGTAATCCGTTTCTGTCCGATAGGTTATTTCCTTACTGCCAAACAAATAAGTACGAGGATGTATACAATATTAAGATCAATGCTATCGATACCGCAGATCAAAAATTCAAAGACATTGTACAAAATTACATAAACAATAAAATAAATTGGAGAGCAAATGTTTAAGTTTAATGAACTAAAAGCAATTCATTTAGAGATTTCTAATAATTGTCAAGCCAGCTGTCCTATGTGTAGCAGGAATATTAACGGCGGCCTAGAAAATCCTTTAATCAAAGTTACCGATTGGACTCTTGAAGAATTTAAGACTATCATGAGTCCACAAGTCCTACATCAGATTGAAATATTTTATTTGTGTGGAACATTTGGCGATCCTATGATGAATAACGATCTGATTGCAATGTGTCGTTACGCTAAAGAAACTAATCCTAATTTGCATGTTCATGTACACACTAACGGCGGCGCAAGAAAAGCTGAATGGTGGAAGGAACTTGCTGAAGCATTACCTGCTAATCATCGTGTGATCTTTGCTATTGATGGTCTCGAAGATACACATCACTTATATCGTATAGGTACAAAATACGAGACTGTTATACGCAATGCACAGGCATTTATGTCGGCTGGTGGAATTGCTGAATGGGCATTTATACAGTTCTTACATAATGAGCACCAAGTTGACGAAGCTAGGCAGAGAGCTAAAGATATTGGATTTAAATATTTTACAACTAAAAATAGTTCAAGATTTTTAATAGAACCTCGTAGTCCAGCAGTTAACAAGAACGGCGTTGTAACACACTACATAGAACCTGCAAGTTTTACACCTATGAAGTTTATTGATAAATCTGTTATTGAAAATTGGCGTAAAATATTAGATGATGCTGTAATCGAATGCAAAGTTCTTAAAGATAAAGAAATATACATAGATGCACACAAAGATTTCTATGCTTGTTGTTGGCTTGCTAACATTCCATATACACACATTTTAAAAGATGCTGTAATGGATGTGAGAGAAAAAATGTTAGAGCAACATGAAAAGATGATGATGCAACTTGGAGAAGTTAATGTTCTTAAACGTTCGTTAGAAAATATTATAAACTCAGACGAGTATCAATCTATCTGGGAAGACATGTGGCACAATGACAAATCAATTGTTTGTGCTAGAACATGTGGTCGACATCCCGAAGCTAAAATTAGTAAGAATACCGATCAGTTTTTCGAATACACCGAATTTGATGACTAATACATTCTGTCCATTACCGTGGATACATCTTGCAACTAGACCTAATGGTGATGTTAGAGTCTGTTGCACGGCCAATGCCAGCGGTGCTGGTATCGAAGATGTTAAGGATGCAGGGCTAGTTAAGCTAGACGGCGTGAACATGAACTTGCGCGAACATACGATTGAACAAGTTTGGAATAGTCAATTCATGCGTGATACTAGATTGCAGATGCTTGATAATAAAATTCCTAGTAGTTGTACTAAATGTTTTAAAGAGGAATCATCTGGTATCACTAGCAAGCGACAATGGGAAACTAGTGTATGGCAACAACGATTAGATATCGACAGCATTGTTGCTGAGACTTCAAAGGACGGGAGTCTCCCAGTCAGTATTCCGTATTTTGATCTACGGTTAGGCAACATGTGCCAACTTAAATGTATTATGTGTAGTCCGCATGATAGCAGTAGTTGGATTAAAGAATGGAAACTGCAATATCCCAAATACAAAACCATTGAACTTAAAAAAGATCAAGAATGGGACATAGACTTCGATTACACTTGGTATCAAAAAGGAACCTTCTTAGATGACATGCGTTCGAACGCACACAATATTCGTGAGCTTTACTTTGCAGGTGGCGAGCCGTTACTAATACCTGAACACTATAAGATACTAGAGTTCATGATAGAAACCGGTGCGGCTAAAGAATGTGTCCTACGTTATAATTCTAACGGGCTAGAACTTCCAGAAAAATTATTTGAGCTGTGGACGCACTTTAAAGAAGTCAAGTTTAATTTTAGCATTGATGCTGTAGGAGAACGTAATGAATATATTAGATATCCTAGCAAATGGGTTGATGTTGTTGCTAACTTAGAACGACTAGATGATACACCAAATAACATTATCGTAAACATTGCCTGTGCTGTACAGTTACTAAATGTAATGACGATATCAGAACTTGTACACTGGAAGGAAAGTAAAAACTTTAAAAAGATTAACTTGCCCCCATACGGCGCAGGCCTAGTCGGAACACATCTAGTATACTTGCCAAGCTATCTAAATGTTAGAGTTCTGCCACAACATTTTAAAGATCGAGTAGCAAAACAAGTTGAATATTTTTGTTCACGTAGATTAACAGATGCAGAATTTATATCTAATCC